GAATAAAAAAAAAGGAAAAGGAAACATGGAAAGAGGAAACATAACCATTGTCAAAAAGTTAGTCTATAAAGAAGGTGAACACCACTTCTTTTGTCTACACTGCCATAAACCAATCCCCGAAGGAATGCGATTCTGTTCTCCTGAATGTCTTGAAAAAGCGAGGGGTTGGATAGAATATTCAGGTGAAAAAATGCCATCTTTCTATCAGGAAGATGGACATTTAATACATCCCTTAAAAAAGCACCGTGTTATTAAGAAAGTTGTAAAGAAGAGGGTTGTAAGGAAAGAGAACACCCTTGATATTCAGGGTATCGTTAAGGGTATGTCTTATGATGAGTATTGTGCATATTTAAAGGGGTTGGTTTTTTAAGGGTTTTGTGCAAAGGGGGCAAAATGGCCGGGAAACGTGGTACCACGGCATTTAAAAACCCAACCCGTACCCCTTACCCCCTTAAAAAACACAAGCCCTTAAAAAGCCTTACATAAACTAATGTCTCACACTTTTCTTGTAAATTAGTTAAACGTAGTTAAGGTTAGCTGGAAACCCATCACCCTAACCCCTTACTACATAACACTTTATATTAATGTTAGTTGTTTTAGTTACTTAGCTGGGGGCTATTTTTTAGTTACCCTCACATACGCCACTTGCCGGGTCTTTCTTAAAAAAAAAAAAAAAAAAAAAAATAAATACATCCACTACAGCAAATGTGGCAGTGTTTCAAAACTAACCCATCTAACTTTCTAATACTTCTAACATTGCCATAAGTTATTATGTAGTAAGGGGTTATAACATTAACATTTCAACTAACATTCGACCAACTCAACTAACTTTACCACCTAGTAAGTAGCCTAAGTAAATATAGGATAACGACTTATAACCAAAACGGCCTTGGAAAACTACATTTATTATTACCAAAACACTTGCTCGATACTATATAAAACTATCACCTTTTTATATAACATAAGCAAGACATTTGGTTATTAGAATTATCATTTGCCCGAAGCAAGCAATGAGAATTATCACCCCCGTAAGTAATACATTTACATACATTTACTTAACACCCTAATAACTATCACAAAGGACACCTGGAATTACGCAACACCATAAAAACTATCACCTTAACATTGACCCTTTTTAAAACATTTGGATACCAAAAACAGCATAAACTAACCATTTTGTTAGTTTACCCCTTACCCTAAGTAAACATAAGCAAGCATAAGCAAGCATAAGTAAGCAAGGGATTTACTACACTTATTACTCATAGCTTGCTTCAAGCTAAAGGATACAATATTAAGAAAACCACTACATTTGCCTAACAATATCAAAACACCCACGTCACTCGATGACATTATTTAAACAAACCGGTAAGACAAAGAAAGGAAACTTTTTTAAAGGAGATAATAAAATGAACTATGAGAACGTCTTAACCAAACTTGAAATAAAGGAACTATCCTTTATCAAGACAACCTATGAACAGGCACGACAGATTAAAGATCGTAATATTGTATTATTAGACTTCTTACGTTCCAAAAAACCTTATCTAAAGGAAATCTTCAATGAGACCTTTGATGAGGAAGTTACCTTATGTACTCCTATAGGATGTCCACATTGTGAATGTCATGATTCGTGTGATACCTGTGAATGGAATGTCCCACATTTAAGGGAAATTGAGCAAGAGGAACTACCCCCCTTAAATGGTGCCTTTTGTGTATACCAAACGTTTGGTGGTATTCAGATTAAGCTTAGGACACTCTTTATAACATACCGTCCAAGTTCTGCCGATGTTAGTCTCGATCTATTTCCTCCAATAACCTCCTTTAGTAGATTTGAAAAAGTCTATCTTGACTCTGAAACCCTTCTTCTCGGCCATATTCAATGGGCGGACATTGTTTTGTTTGAAAAGGCATGAACATGAACTTAACTTAAGAAAAGGAGATATTTAAAATGTGCCTTATGAGATCAAAAGACCTTGAGAAAGATCTTCTAAAAAAGTTTAAAAAGCATTCCTTTATCTATGCGTATAAAGAGGTGCGTGGAAAGAAACTGGGTAACTTATCTTCCCTTTATTATCCTATTCAACATTGGACTCCTGGGCGTCATGTTTCATCTAGAGCCAAGATAACCTTGACAAGTAAAGAGCATACTAGAGTCAACAAAGGATTTCACGTTTTCCTATACCGTAACCAAATAGAGCAAGACCTTTCCCTTCGTCACATAATTATTAAAGTAAAGTGTTTTAAGAAAGACTTCATTGCTGCTGGATATCCAGAGTTCTTCAACAGCATAAAACCCTCACAGGCCGTTTTCCGGGCCGTAACCATGTGTAAACTTTCTAGAACAAAAAAGGAGACTAAAAAATGATACACAAAAAAGACAAACCAAACAAACAAAGATTAATGGAGATTAACGACATTAAGGAAACCCTAATAGACTTAGTAAACCAACCTCTTTCAATTACCATTAAGACCCAGGGATCAACCCCCTATGTAATCACCTACATCCTAGGTGATTTTTATAGAGAAAAAAGGAGATAATAAAATGAATTGGGATGACATTTGCGTAACGTTACAAGCAATTCTTTTAGTTGCTTCGCTTTTCTTACTCTTAATCCTTCTATACTCTTGTTAATAAAAAGGAGATTTAAAAATGGAAAACAAAGAGAATATATTAGCCAGAGCTGAACTAGACCAAATATGGAAGGGAATATCCGAGCAAGGAATACAAGATGAACTCCTAAGGAACACTAATAATCTCATGGAAAACCCTGAAGACCCTGAGAATGTTTTCCCCCCACGTGTTCTTAAATGCTTAATAAGTGTACTTATTGGAGAGATTGCATTAAATGGAGTCCCTCTTAGACCTCCCCTATCCTCAGATGACCTTGATCTCCAAGGGATTAAAAAAGAAATCAATGATGTATGGAGTCGCTTTGATAGAATGAAACTTTTCTACATGCCTTATTTACTCCTCCCTGACGACAACCCAGCGAAAATCCCTACTGATATTATGGTAACAGTAGCTCTCCTTATCCACACCGAAGTCATCTTTAGACAGATTACTAGTAACGTTGCTAATATTTGATTAACCTTTTTTTGGAGATGGAAAGATGAGTCAGTTTTATGCAAGTATCCAAGGCAGTCGAGGTAAAGTTACCCGGCAAGGCGGCAAGGAATCTGGCATCGAAGGCCACATCCGGGGGTGGAAATTGGGAGTCCGTGTTATTGGATTCCATGAAAAAGGCAAAGATTCTTTCAAGATATTCAAAACGAGTGGGAGTACAGGTGGTGGAATAGAGAACCTTATTGCCACGATTACAGAGGACTGATCGATCCTCTAGGAGCAACCTCGATGACTTTAAGTAAATATTTTTTCTTTACCCAATTTTTATTAAGTAAACCGCCTTGTTTTGCCCGTATATATAATTGTTACTTAAATCAAACGTTTTGTAGAAACAAATCTGTAAAAACAAAGGAGATAAAAAATGCGACAAGGTTATTCTGATATAAAAGCCGGGGGGAAAGTTCTCATAAAGGATTGTCCTTTCCCTATCTATGAATCTAATGAGGAGGCAATCTTAGACTTAGGTGAAGCAGAATGGTTATCTCGTGGTAATGCGAGGACAAAGAGTATTACTAGAGGTAAAGCAAAGTCTGGTGTTACGTCAAAAAGCTCAGAGAAACAACTGAGGAGAGAAGCTACAAACGCTTTAACGAGAGAAGAGTACTCAAGTGCCCTTGATGACGTAAAAGCAGGAAACAAAAATGCCGTCCTTGATTTAATTGATAAGAAAGCTCGTGAACTTGAACTTGAACGAGAACATGAACTTAACACTTAAGGAACAAAAGTCCCCTTTTAATAAAGGAGTTTCTTTCCATTAGATGTTTCCTTCTCCCTTATTTAAGGGGACTTTTTTCTTTATCTTTATCCAAGTATCCAAGTAAACAAGTAAGTAAAAAATAAAAAAAAGATTAAAAAATGAAGAAAGAACAAATTGATAACCTTATCAAGGGACTTGAAGATCATCAAGAAGCAATACTCTACTACTATGATGACTAAAAAACACATACTTAGCAAACTTCAATTCGATGATATTACCTGGGAGATTGGGCTAGAGCTTCGATCAGCCCAAACAAAGTTCCCTCATTGGAGTGATGATATCATTCACGGGGTATCTATCATGTCAGAGGAGGCTGGGGAGGCTGTGAAAGCAGCCAACCAAGTTTATTGGGACAAACTACCTATTGATGAATTGCGAAAGGAGCTTATTCAAACAGCGGCCATGTGTGTTAGAAATATTGCACACATTGATAATCAAATTAGTTTGAAGAAAGAAAGGACGGTGTATGATGAATAACCAACAGATTTGCGATTATCTGGCTACTGCGTTGATGGGGTGGGAGCGTGGCTTAGGAAAGGACGGTAGATGATGGATAAAAATGAAGATTTTAACTCAATTATTGCCATGCTGGCCGGTATTCTGAAAGGGCACGTTTATACAAAAGAGTGTTCTGATCCCTTGCAGTTTATTAAAAATGTAGTTGTCGAGATTGAGAAAACACAAAAAGAAAACACCGAGTTGAGAGCGGTTGTGGATAAGCTCAGAAAATTATGTAAGTCGGCATTTAACTTATCTTGTGGACTTCCCAACTGTCGGCATACTAACGGTAGACCGAATGTTGGTTATTGTATCAATCACATGCAACTTAAAGAAGCTACTGAGGTGGCAAGAAAGGACAGTGAATGATGGATAAAGAACAAAAATTAAAATACGATTGTGTGGGATTGGCCCAACAAGTTTTTGAGCTACGCACTAAATTAAAATTAACTCAAGAAGAGATGGCAGAAACCACTGGATTAGACATAGAGTTTATCTCTTGCCTGGAGAATGCTGACCCTAGTGCTTATCCTTCAATCGATTTCTATGATGCCGGGAAGTTTTGCATAAAAACACTGCAATCTCTAGTTTTAAGCCGTAAAAAAGACATAGAGATTGCCGAGTTGAAAAAAGAAAATAGTAAGTGTAGAAGAGTCATTGTCCAACAAGTCAACTACATTGAACAGTTACAAACGATGACCATTACTTCCCCTGAAACTATTAAGGCAAAAAGGACCATAAAAAATGATTGAAGAAGAATTCGTAATAAGCACAACAAAATGTGTCCTCCCTAACATTATTCCTTTTCCTAACCGTAAGGAGGCTTTTCTAAAAGACCTACGTACCCTTAGACTCATTAAACAAAAAAGAGTTGTCAAAGAAAGGAAAACAAGGGAAAAAATCAGTAAGAAAACCTTAGATATATTAAACTCATTAAATATTTCATCTATCGAACTAGATAAAATATATAATTTCCTTTAATAAGAAAGGATTAAGAATGGATAACCAAAAGGAAAGATTAGACAAAGCAAGGAATTATGCAAGGAAGATTTATCTGAAATATAGGTTTACTTTTTACCTCCTTGACGACTTTGTGTCAGATATTACTCTTTTCTATCTTAAACACCCTGAGCAAGATGTCTTATACAAGAAAATAAAGTTTCTTCTATATGATAAACTTCGAACCTTAACATTAAGGGATACTCCAGTAAGTTTATCCCCTGATATACCCGACACATCAAACACATCAAAGACATCAAATGAACAACGGTTAAAGGATGTTCTTAATGTTTTATCAGAGAACGCTGATCTAAACGGAACAGAACTTACTATAATTTATCTACACTTTTATGAAAAACTAACGTATAAAAAAATTGCAAAGATAATGAATATCCCTCCCTCAACCGTAGTATCGAAAACGGTAAAGGCTTTATCTAAAATGAAAAACTCAATCTCGTTAAAGGATAGTGAGGATCTTCTTAACCATTTATTATAACAATTTGTTAAAAAGGATGGGGTATAATGTTCTTTTAAACTAGGTGGCGGTGTGCCTGTCAGGACAATTCAGGCACTTTGTGATATATCAGGATCAACGCCGTCTCTTTGATAATTAAATGATGTGCGGAGCGGGTATACGAGGACGCTCGTTATTGAAAGCTCCAGCGGATTGGCTATTCGCAGATAATCTGTTATTGTTTAGGAGCAATAACACGGTCGTAATGCCAGGGAAACCGAAAGTATGCATTAATTTGAAAAGCCATAATATAAAAGCCTTCCGTTGAGAAACGGACACATCATCTTTTCTTTGACAATTCGAAAAATTGGGGCAGCCGTTGCGCATCTGTTAAATGGCCGTCGAAGTCCTGCTCACCGGCCAGCCTACCCCGCTACTATGAGTTAGCCGGGTCACATGTGATAAATAAGGTGCGGAAATAGGCAAGCGGTTGCCCCTTACTTTAAAAACTTAGGGACGGATAGACGTGATGGCACACGGAACAGGCCCATAATTTGTACGAAAAATTAAGTACAAATAAGATGAAATCCCGTCCCTTTCTTTGACAATAAGCTGCCTGCAGCGTTGAAGGAAACGCACTTGTGTAATAGGAAGATCGTGCAAGACTGTACAGCCCGGCCTATTGCGTTACGGGAAGAAAGCACGAAGTCGGTTTCGAGCCCGGCCAGGCAGCTTTTTTGAAAATTGTCCGTCGTGGCAGGATTACTTAATCTTGCAAAACAAAGGCTCGATACCGCACAGACAAGCCTGGCTATAGCCAAATGGGGGCGGCCGACGGACAAACTTCGAACGATGATGGAAGATGATCTGGTTTACTATCCGGGGGAGGCGAAAAAGTGAAAAGTAACTGGCCTGAACCTGGAATCCACATCGGGATACCCGCCGCCGGTATTTGAGGAATATTGAAGAATATAACTTTTTTAGGAGAGAGTAAAATGCGTTCACTTTCATTCTACGAGCTTACAAAGGAACTGGTCGTCAAAACTGAGTATGATCCCCAACTGCACGTCTACACACTAAAGCTGACTACCGACGGCAACGAAATGATCCTGATTTTCACCCCTGAACAACTCTCACAACTAGCTGATTCTATGTTAAAGTCGGTGATGTATCCCCCGGTAAAGAAAGACGAATCTTCTTCTGCCCCGAACAATGTTTTGAAAGATATTGCAACAGGGGGTGTGGGAGTAGGGGGCGAGAAAAAATGAAAAGTAACTGGCCTGAGCCGGGGATACATCACGGGATACCCGAAGTCGGAAGGTGAAAATGAAAAAACTTATTGGGGGCGAATGGCATCGACTGGATAATCGAAGCAAACTGTAGCGTGTCGAGAATGAGGCTGATCTCGTAAAACTGACTCATGATTTTAAGTGCTAATAACACTCCAATGCGAGCCGCAGCGTAAAAGCGGTGGACAGAGCAAGACACCTGCTATTGTTCATGTCTATAACAGCAGGTAAAAAAAGTGTGCCGGGTTCTGACACTATAATCAGATGAGCCTTATGGCGTATTAAAGGACGTTGAGGTTTGTTAGTTGACCGACAGAGATCGAAAACAACTGACTACACACGTAGAATCACTTGCTGAAATATTACAGGACGTGGGTTCGATTCCCACCGCCTCCACCATATTTTTGGTTCGGCATGTAAGGACAGACCGTACTCGACGGGAACGAAACCCACAAGCAAATGCTGTATGCTTGATCGTGAAATCCCTTATATTTTTAAAGAGAAAATAAATGAAAATGCAAAAACATTAAATTAAAGCAATTAGTCTATGTTTTAAGGAGATTAAAAATGAGAGACAACATAAAACAATCTATTAGAAGATATGCAGATCACCATGTCCCAACAGGAAGTTTTTTAAAAGCGGTTTTTTCTAATGATCTTTTTGAAGCTCTTGGAAGAGCCGATGAGGAAAATCAACGTGATATCACAGAGATATGTTCATATATTTATAATGAAGTTCCAGCGTCTTGCTGGGGGTCAAGAGATGCTTATGAACATTGGATTAAAGATAAGCCTGATACGGAGAAAACCGAAGGAAAATAAAAGAGTTTATTTATTGTAAACAAAATTGTAAACAAAAAGGAGAGTAAAAAATGGATAACGAACTTAAACAGAAGAAAATAGAGTGGTTTGATCAATCATCCCTCTGTTGTTATGCTAGATGTCCTCGACGGTATTTTTTCAAGCATATTTTATCCCTAACAAAACCTGGTAACATTCACCCTGCCCTATCATTTGGAAGTGGTATTCATGCCGCATTCCCTTGCATACATAAGGGAGATCAAACAGGTGCATATAATGCCTTTATGATAGCCTGGTTAGAGGAACAATCACCTCCTTATGAGGATCCAAAAAGAAATCCAACTGTTGCTCTTTCTCTTATACAATATCTCATTGAGAGACATAAAAAAGGTAAAGGTATTTATCACCCAATAGACCCTCCTTCAACCAAAATACAAATAGAAGATTCCGTTTCCCCTTCTGAAATACCTTTTGCCTTTGATGTTGGAGCGCCTGTTCCTATTATTGGACGAGTCGATGCCCTTGCTCGTCATAGAGACACAGGTGAACTGTGGGGTGTTGAGTATAAGACAACCTCTCAATTATCATCCTTCTTTATGTCCTCCTTTTCCCTATCCCCTCAGCTTTTAACCTACTTTATTGCCTTAAACACAATGTCATTGGATGACATTAAAGGCATGATATTAGAGTCTGTTCTTGTCGCTAAGACAAAGGCAGACTCCCTTATAACCTTTAATAGATTCTCTGAAAAAATTGTATCAAATTATATAAAGTGGGCTTCTCTTACAATACAGCGAGCTTTATTATCAGAGGAGCAAAACAATTGGCCTCAACACTTTACAGGATGTAATTCCTACTCATCATACGGACTTGCAGGCTTTAACTGTGAGTATATTGACTTGTGTCAAGCAGAAGATTATGAAAGTCTCCTCGGTTTATTCGAGGTAAGACCTTGGAAACCTTATTCCTTATCTAATCTAGATAAGATTGAAGAAAAGTAAAGGAGAACAAAATGGCCGAAAGAAAACTTATCGAAAGAACATGTGATGGTCCTTTTTGTAATATTGTTGAGTCCGAGGAGGATTGTACTCGTTTTGGACCATCCCGTTATACTGATTGGTGGGCGTTGTCAAAAGTAACACTTACAGGTGACCATAAAACTTTCCATTTTCACTCAAGCAGATGTTTAATGGACTTTTTACGGAAGTACCCCAAGAATGAATAACTAGACGTAGATCGTTCATTTATTAAAGGGAAAGAAAATGACCCCAATATCTCAACAATTTAAAGCCCTTGGACATCCTAATAGACTTCTCCTTATCGAGATTTTATCCTTAGGAGGTCCAAAGACTCCAACTTACTTATCAGCACAGCTGGGCTTATCTATTTCTCTAGTAGTTCACCACTTAAATATTCTCAAAAACGCAGGTTTGATAAAGAAGGAGAGAATCGACTTATTCTCTTGTTATACTTTACGTTCACCTTATTTTAAGGACTTAAAAAGATGGTTAAACTCTCAGATTTAAAGAAAAAACCCCCTAAGATTATCCTCTATGGACCTGCAGGGTCAGGTAAAACAGCCTTTGTCTCAACAATAGGTAAGGATGGTTATCTTATCGACATCGATGGGGGGATTGAGACTGCGAGGACATTGAAGGATGACTTTTTTGAGACTCGTCAAGGCATTGAGGTTTTTCCATGCGCCGAAACTGATGTACAAAGGCCCTCTGCATATCGTTTGTTAAAAACAGAAATGCTACGAATATTCAATGAGGTTCGAAAAGGAACCTTTGAACATAAAGTCCTTATTATAGAATCCCTTACATCTCTTTCTGATTCCCTCGTTCGTTATATCATGGGAAACTCAAATATGCTTTATAAACCTCCTCAAATGCAACAACACCTTTTAATCTCCGCAGAACTTGACCAATTCCTCCTTATGGTATACTCAATAAAAATCCCTGTAGTCTTAACAGCACATCAAATGGTATACACAGTTGACAACAAACAAAAAATGGACATAGCTGTCTCTGGACAGAGAACGCCTTCAAAGGTGTTAGGATACTTTGATGAAGTTCTTAGAGCAAAAGTCCAGAACGAGGCTGGAGGGAAAGTATCCTTCCAAATAGTAGCAAAACCAACAGCAAGTCAAATAGCCCGTAGTAGGTCAAATATCCCTCCTTTGGTAAACTCGAACGTTGGATTAAAGGACGTCCTCCTCACAATGGGTTATGATATTGATCAACATGAGATCAACAAACCAGATGAACTCAAGAAAAGAAAGGAAGAGAAATGAAGTTTCTAGTAGACCCTCCAGCTACAAGTGAGATAGTTAAAGCTAGCCTAGAGGTAGATGAAGAAGGAGACCTTCTTCTCAAACTCAACAACTACCTTATTCTCTACATAAAAGGAGACGGCAAACTTTATCTTGTAAAAGGAGCCAACCAAGTACAAGGCCTCCACCATGACCTTGATTGCTTTATTAAGGTCGTAAAGGTAGGATTATAGAAGAACCTAAGTAAAGACGGGAGAATAAAAATGATACCTGAGAATTGTAAGTGTTGCTTGTATGGAGATATTTACAATAAAAATGATGGAGTTTGTCGGAAAAACCCTCCTATCACTTTTTGCGTAGGAATACACAAAGATAGTAGAGGTAAACTCTGTAGCGAGTTTCAAGCATTTTACCCTCGGGTTTACGACAGTGACTGGTGCGGGTCGTTTAAAAGAAAGTAAATAAAAAAGACAAGCCCTTTTTTATTAACAAGATAACCAAATAACCTAATTAGAAAAAAGAGAGGAAGAAAAAGAAATGAGAGTAAATGTAAACCTAGTAGCCGCCCCTGACCAAGTAATCCCTGTATCACCAGGAGAACACGACCTCATGATACTTGGAATACCTATTGTCAAACCAACAAACGATAAGTTGTCAACAAAGCTCGTTGTTGACTTTGTCGTAACAGGAGACGATGATCCTGACAAAGACCGTCGTGTTTTCGACCACATTTCCCTAAAAATGGACACAAGGTTAAAGCACCTTTGTCAGTCCGCTGGAGTAACCTTTGACGAAACAGGGTTCGATGCAGAGGACCTTGAGGATAAAATCGTTAAGGTGATTATTCAGAGTAGGACATACGAGGACCAGGATACAGGAGAGATGAAGGAAACAGCGAGGATAAAAGACTACATCGTCCCCATATCCTAACCTAGACAAAAAGGGCTTGTCTTATTTTTTCTGTTCTTATTTAGGAGATTTTAAAATGCCAAGGATAGAACCTAAAGATATATCTTGGGAAGAGGCAATGGAGTCGGAAACTCTGTTTTTTAAACACTATGATAAAGCTAAAAGAATGTTCCCCAAAAGAGGAAAAGAGTTTTGGTATGAAGTTGCAATCCTATCTACGGATAGAATCTGTTTTCATCCAGATCAATTTGTAGAGAATGCTGCAGGCGAAAAGATTGTAGAGCAATATCATTATGCTAACTACCCTTTTCCTCCTAACATCTCTTGGTTCTGTCCTATTTGTGGTTATATTTGTCCTGGTGGAGAGTGGTTTCCAAGAAGAATATAAATAAATAAAAAAGGAGAATAAAATGGAACTGAAACCAAATGAACCTATGTATCCAATAAAAACAGATGCAGGGCAACACTCAGGAATTAACGTTCGGGAGTATTTCGCAGGACTAGCAATGAGTGGACTCCTTGCTGGAATTACACAGGACACCTTTTTCAGCGAAACTATTACAGCTCAAAGAGCTATTTTATATGCCGACACTTTAATAAACGAACTTAATAAAAAAGGAGAATAAAAATGAAGTTTCACGTAGAAGGTCCAAATGAGATCGACGCAAGATTAAGGATAGACGAGAGCGATGATCTCCTTCTTAAACTTAATGGGGTTGTTATCCTCTTTATAGGAAAAGAGGATGGTATCCTATATCTTACACAAGCAGCAAATGATGTCCAAGGACTCTGCTGTAACAAAACAGGGCACATTAAAACGAAGGAACAAAAGTCTCCACAATCGGAGACGCTAAGGAGGTAAAAATGTCATTCATCTGTTCAATAGGAGATATTAAAGTCTCCGAGGATCGTGTTAGGGTTAAGTTTAATCACTTAAATGACCTTAGGGAATCAATTAAAAAGCATTCCCTTATCCACCCTATTCTTGTTGCTCCATATAATGACCCGGAGAATAAAAGGAAATACATCCTTGTATCCGGTGAGCGGCGTCTACGTGCCCACATGTTAAACGGTTTAACCGAAATTGAATGCAACCTTAGAGAAAATCTATCCATGTCTGAAAAAAAGGAAATTGAGCTTGAGGAGAACATTCAAAGGGATGATCTCTCTTGGATGGAGAAAATGGAACTCACCAGACAAATACATGATTTAAAGAAGAAAGAGAATCCAAAGTGGAAACAAGAAGATACAGCTCGTCTCCTTGTCAAAACCCGAACTGTTGTTGTGAAAAGGTTAAAGTTAGATAAGCAACTTCAAAACAGACCTGATTTAAGGAAGAGAGTAGAAAAATTACCGGAGGGTGTTGCTCTTAAACTCGTCAACCAAACTCTTGAATCAGAAATAAACGAGGGTCTTGTTGAAAGAGGCATTATTAACCTAAATGTATCTTTAAAACAAGGTTCGTGTCTTGATTTAATAAAAGACATACCTGATAAATCAGTTGACCTATTACTAACAGATATTCCTTATGGTGTTCAGTCTCTTGAGGATGATAGAGGACATACTAGAACGACAAGGTCGTTTACAAATCTAATGTCATCCACAGATAATATGACATCAAAAGAAGTTATTAACCTCCTTGAACAATTAGCACCAAGTTTAAATCGTGTTCTTAAACCTTCTGCTCACCTTTATGTATTCTTTGGTATATCTCTTTATAAAGAACTCTTTAGCATCCTAAATGAACACTTCAATATAAACAAAGTCCCTCTTATATGGAATAAAATGAGAACATCTCAAGCATTCCTTGGACTCAGTTATTGTCCTTCTTATGAGACAATATTCTTCGGTCATAAACCTCCAAGACAAAGACGTTTGAAAAACCCTTGCAGGGACATCCTTGACTTCTCCCCTTTACAAGCCCAAAACAGATTTCACCCTTTTGAGAAACCTCTCTCTCTTTTAGAATATTTAATAGAACAATCTACTGACAAGGGTATGACAGTTCTTGATCCTTTTGTCGGTTCTGCCTCTACCTTACAAGCTGCTCATAATGTTGGAAGGTCAGCTATTGGGTTTGAGATAGACCCCTTGAATTATAAGGCAGGCTTATCTCGGTTACATAAATCAAACACCGAAAAAGGAGATAAGTAAAATGACTAAACTAATAGGATCAATCGGACCACCGAACGCAAAAATTGCTATCGTCGGTGAAGCTCCGGGCCGCATGGAGGAACTTAAAGGAACTCCCTTCATTGGACCATCAGGTAAACTCCTTGATTCAATGTTAAGTACAGCAGGAATCCCTCGTTCCCTTTGTTACCTCACGAATATAATGCAGACAAGACCTTTAAATAACAACTTCGGAGCATTCTACTTAGATTCAAGCCGAACAAATCCATCTCCTTCCTTAATAGAAGGACGTAAGCGTCTTATAAATGAGTTAAAAAACCTCAAACCAAATATCACAATAGCCCTCGGAGCAGAACCCCTTCGTGCCCTCACAGGACAAAGAGGAATTAAGGATAAGAGAGGATATACCTTTGACGCCGAGGTTGGAAAAGTTATTGGAACATATCATCCTTCCGCCGTTCTTCGATTTTATAACTTAAGATCCGTTGTAGAACTTGATTTAATTAAGGCAAATAAGGAATCTTTATCTCCACACACCAGCCGTCCTGATTATAAGTTTACAATAAACCCATCTTACTTAGATGTTATTGAATATATTGACTTCCTTATAAAAGAGAAAAAGAGATTCGCTTTTGACATCGAGACAACAGGACGACATGTTAGGTGTCTTGGTATCTCTCATGAACTATATCAAGCTTTTTGCATTCCCTTTACTAAAATACGAGCATACTCAACAGGTGATTTAAAAGTTAGAATAGGAAACTCATCTTTTACTAATAACTATACATTTATAGAGGAATATGTGATATTAAAACGTCTTTATGACCTTTTTATATCAGAAGATAATGAGAAAATAGCTCAGAACTTCCCTTTTGACTCAACAGTTCTTGCTAAGGACTTCGGCTTTGTTATTAAAAACCTTTACCTTGATACCCTTATTGCCCATCACTTGTGTTATTGTGAACTCCCCAAATCTCTCACCTTCCTAGCCTCAATGTGGACCAACGCTCCCTCTTATGCTGAACATAACACATCTAATGATGAGGATGAATGGACATACAACTGCATGGATGCCTCCATAACGTTTGAGATTGCCCCTCTTATCATTAAGGAAATGATTGACATAAATGTTTATGACTTTTATAAAGAACACGTTCAACCTTCAATGATTGCTTTAACCAGAGCAGAGAATAGAGGTATTCTAGTTGACCTAAACGAGATCAAAAAACAAAAAGAAGTTCAAAGTAAGAGAATGGAGGAAGCTAAATTAAAGTTGAAAGAGTTTTCAGGGAGAGATATAAACCCCGCCTCCCCTAAACAAATGGCAAAGTATTTATATCAAGACCTTGGTCTTACACCTCAACGTCACAGAAAAACAAAGAAAATAACGACAGATGAAGGAGCTATTGATAGCTTATACACTAAATATCCTACAATGAGAAGTAAAATAAGTCCAATTATAAAATACCGAAAAGCCGGTAAACTTACAGGATATCTAAATGCAACCCTTACCTCTGACAACCTAATGATGACATCCTATAACATAAGTGGTACTGTTTCAGGACGTTTATCCTCATCAGTTACAATATGGGGCGATGGGATGGCTATTCAAACAGCACCGAAGGATACCTTTAGACGCATATTCATTGCTCGGCCTGGTTATGTTTTTATCAAAGTTGACCTTTCTCAAGCTGAGTTCAGGGCAGTCGCTTGGCTGGCAGATATAAGACATCTTATTGACAAATACTTACAAGACCCCAACTTCGACATCCACACATGGCACGCCTCTGAGAACATATATTTTATACCGGCCGATAAAGTAACGCCAGCACAACGGAGTAGTGCTAAACCAGGAGTACATGGAGGAAACTATGGCATACACGCTAGGACAACTTCTGCGATGTATAAAATATCTTACAAGGAAGCAAAGGATACCCTTGCATCATACCATCAGGCATTACCTGAAATTAAAGAATGGTGGGGACAGGTCGAAGAACAAATCAACAGAACTAGGACTCTCACTACACCTTTCGGACGACGCCACTGTTTTTATGGTAGATTAGATAGAGGTTTGTACCGTGCGGCATATTCATTTGTTCCTCAAAGCATCGTTGCTGATATTGTAAACAGGGCAATCTTTATCATAGATGATAAGTTAAAAACAGCCTATCCCCTTATTAACATGCACGATGAACTTGTAATTGAGTGTCCTATCAATGACATAGACCTTGCTGTTCCTGTTATAAAGAATGCCTTTGAGATTGGGATTAAGATAAATAAAATACCTGAACCTTTAGTAATCCCTGCTAATGTTGAGGTTGGTAAAAATTGGTATGATGTTGTTCCTTATGAGGAGTGGAAAAAGAAATGAAAACTAAGGAAGATTGGATAGAGGAAGAAGAGAGAATAGTAAAAGAAGTAGAGGCTAAACAAAAAAGAAAGGACTTAGAAATCACAGGTCTTATTGCTAGACTACTTAGCGAAGTACAGGTAAGAATTGACTGGAATTATATAACTAAGGATGTTATATATACGGCAAGTTGGAGGTCAAGCAAACGAGCCGACATGGGTTTTGATGCAGGGCTTCGATCTGTAAGCGGTTCAGATATTAAAAAGGTTATGTCTGTTGTTGTTGAAGAAATCCTTGAAGAAGTAGGAGTTGAACAGGATGAAAAAGATCAAACAAATTAAACTTTTAGGAATGGTGTTTAAAGTTACTCATGTTAAAGACCTCCGTGATCCCTTAGGTGTGGCGTTGGGGGGACATGCTAGATCGTCAACGGCAGAAATACTGATCGACACTGAATGTTCGGGGGATGGGTATTTAATTACTTTGCTACACGAAATAATTCATCAAGGACTATGGGCGATGGCAATTAATTTATCGGAAGATGATTTGGAAAGGCTTTCAACGATGGTATTGTCTTTGATAAGAGACAATCCAAAACTGGTCGATATAATAACAACAAAATAATAGGTTTAAAAGATATGAAAGACTGGTTAAGGGAGTATCTAAAATATAACAAGGATACTGAAATACCGGAACTCTTCGCCTTGTGGTGTGGTATTCTAGGGATATCAGCTCTCCTTGCAAGACGTGTGTTTATCGACAGAGGTCACTTCATGGTATACCCAAACCTATACACTGTTCTTATTGCAGGTTCGGGTAAGCTAAGAAAGTCCACCTCGATTAGTCAAATAGAGAACCTCCTACAAGAATTAGAAAAACCCATCAATTTAATTGCTCAAAAGATAACGACAGAAGCTCTTATCACAGCATTAAAGAGTGTTAAGGTTGAAAGTGAAACGGAGGTATATCAGGAATCAGTAGGCTTTCTCATTGCTGATGAGTTTAAAACTTTCCTTAACAAAAGAACGTATGAGGCAGGTATCCCTGAACTATTAAACCCTTTATATGATTGTAAGAAAAGGTTTACATATAGGACAAAAGGTGGAGGGAGCGAAATTATAACAAACGCTTGTTTATCTATCCTCGGTGGTACTACAATGGAATGGTTAAAGGATAGTTTCCCTGAAAAGACCTTTGCAGGTGGCTTAACCTCTCGCTTTATCTTCGTTTACCTTGAGGATGCTCCTCCTCCAGCATCCTGGACTCAACCAACCAAGGAGAAAATGGAATTAAAAACTTGGTTAATAGATCAAATGGAGACCATTAGACTCCTAGAAGGTGAGATAACCTTAACAAAACCTGCCTTATCCTTTTATAAAGAAGAATATGATAAGTTTTACTTTGAGTCTCCGTTATACAACGACCCTAACCTATCAGGTTACGCTTCTAGAAGATTCATTCATATACTTAAACTCGCTATTATATTTGCCGTGTCCCAACGGCGATCTCTTGTTATTGAAAAGGGTGATATAGAGGCATCTAAAGTGTTACTAGAACAGACAGAGAAAAACCTACCAAGTATAACAAAGTATGCCACGCAATCGTCAGAGGGAGAACTTCTCAATTTTGTTTATAAGAAGATTAGGTCAAAGGGAAGAATAACAAGAACGAACCTCCTTAGAAATACATCACATAGAATGAATGCAGTTCAGTTAAATGAGGTTATCAGTACACTTGTTCAAATGGAAAGGGTTACTGAAATAGCAGATAGTAGAAAGATCATTTATGTTTACAAAGGAGATGAAAATGAAAATTGAGTACAAACTTACTGTTAATCCTTATATATATATGTTATATCAAGATGTAATAAGGAGATTCCAAGCAACCTTGTCAATAGCCCAGCTTAGACATGTTGTGGTTTTGGGTAACAAATTATCAAATGAAGCGATTATTACAAGTACAGCAACCCGGAACGGCAGGACCATTGTTACAGATAGAATCATAGACTTAAAAAGGTATAAGAGAGGTGGTTCTTTCACCCCCTTATCCCTTAAACTATCTCTCAAGCAAGAGGCAGAGGCTAAGTTTGAAGCCCTTGAGAAGAGAAAAGAAGTAAAAATAACACCTTTAGTCTATCTTGGCGGGACTATAACAGAGAACTCTATTCACATAGACTGGCGTTTTAAACTTGCCAAGAACCTCTTGAAAAAAGGCTTTTATGCCTTTAATCCAATCGAGGGTCTGGACCCATCAAAGTTTAAGAAAGATGGTCTTTCATCAGGAGACCTAATTAAAGACCAAAGTATTGTCTCTAAAGACATTAAAGCACTGGAAAAAAGCGACATTGTTCTATTATATTACCCTGATACTATTCTTAGACAGTCGATTGGAACATGGGCTGAATTAGGCTATGCTTATGCTTTAGATAAGTTTATAATAACATGTTCGCCTATTGAGTCAATAACATCTCACCCCTTTATTAAAGAAATGTCATCAAGTGTCATTACATATATCAGTGAGGTTGAACCTATACTAGATTCATATCCCTTAAATGACACCATTTCTCCCTAACATAACTTAAACCATCTGTTCTATATTGTTTAAACTCAACGTTAAGAGACCTACATGTAACAAGAGCCCTTTTCACCGAGTCCTCTAACTCCGTAGCCCATGCTGTTGCAACTCCAACTAATGTGTGATCTGTATAAAGAGACCTTTCATACCTTGTTACATAAGGCATCCAGAAATGTCTTAACATACCCTCTTCTGGACATTCCATTGTAACTCTTTTCCCTCGATGAACAGGATAAGGGAAAACGGATACAACAAGGGATGATACCCAAGACTCCATTAACCTACTTGGAGTTTTAAAGAAATCAGCAACCCTTCCTGGGATACTTTCTATAATACTATAGAATAAGAAATAAGGTAAACCTAACTCAATCCCTGTAATGGAGAAAGACTTCTTATCTCCTCCCCTAAATGAACACTTAAAGACAACAAACCCCTTATACCCCATTTTGTTTAAGACACTTAAAAGAGATGGACTTCTAAAAAGATCGGATAAAGGTGAGTCCTGGATAAAACGAAAACATGACCCCATTTCAGCCTTAGGACCAAGGTTATTATTCATTAGTCTCAATAAAGGTATCCCAACAATCGTTTGATAGTCAAACACTTCATTATCAAGTCTTTTAATAACAAAGAAGTCAACATCTTCTTTATCAAAGATAGGAATCCCAATCGTTTCCAAGGCTTTACCCGGGAGAACGGTTGAATCCAATTCACTAATCACAAGGTCGGCTTTAAGACCTGTTGTATCCAAACTAGACACGACCTCAACTTCATCCCCTTCAAGCTCCAAACGAGATGCAATCGGCTTATACAAACCTATTTTATCGACCACGATAATTTTCATATTTTTTCCACCTATAATATAGTAATGCTCTTCTTCTTTTAAGAGCTTCCTTGCCCCATCTTCTCCTGTACTTATACCCCCTTGCTGTCTTAACTAAAGAAACCCTTCTACTGTATTTAAACAATAAAACCTGTACGTCCCTTAATGACATATCGAAGTTTTTAAGATACTTAATGGCCCGAAAAACATCCCTAGGTTCCATGTCAGGGTCAGTTATTCTCCTTGACTTATTCTGTAACATTTCCTTTACATCTATGATAAGAGGACGTTTCTTTATATCTCTTTTAAGCTCATTTGTTAAGTATGGACTTTCTGTAACCCCTGTTACCAACCTATTATAATTATCGATGACATCCCTTGGGTAATCCTCCTCCCCAAGATGTAGATAAAGATCCTTTTGATTCTCCCTTAAAGAAATAACCTTACTTATTAGTTTATTTCTTCTTTTCTCTAACTCACCAATCCCCACCCTCGACCCCATTGCACCGTATATAAAACTCATCATGTCCGAGATACCTTTTTCTCGAGATTGTTTATAAACCGAGATAGGAATAGGTTCGATATTCTTAGTCCAATGACTTGTTATCTTTAATAATTTTTTAAGAAGAGGATCATGAGGATAATATACCCTATCCTCTTTCCAATCATATACAGCTTTCCCTGTTATTATCTGGCCTAGCTCTAATGCCGCAACAGCAAAAGGAGACCTCATATTTTTAAGCGTTCTTGCAAATTGATTAAATACAGTTACACTAGCTTTCCCTGGCTTACCCCCAGCAAACTCAATCCCTGGCATGAGGACAAGTTCAAGGTAATCTCGATATGTCCCTCCCATATCGAGATACCTATCTCTCCCCTTCTCATCCTTTTCCCCCATCTTAACTCTAAAGGCATCCCTGAACGCTGTTATGTCTTTCTTATCCTTCTTATCCTCATCCCAGAAATCAGGTACTTTCCCTGTTAGGATATAAGTTCCAATGGCTGCGATTATCCCTTGGAGGAAAACCGCAAAGGCAATATTACCTCGACTTCTATGTCCTTTCTTATCCCACTCAAACAAAGCCTTTCCTATTGTACCGAAGTTACCTTCTCTAAACCCTGGTGCAAGGAATAGGAAACGGAGTAACGACGTTGCTGTCCCACTTCTACCAAACAACCTTTCGTTCATTTCACCATAGAAGTTCTGTCCTTCTTTTATAATTTCAATCTTCTCCTGTGCTGATAAAGGGCGACTTAACTTCTTTTCTAATCTAACCCTTTCTCCCAGATACTTCATATACTTCATCTTGGGAATGTACTTGTCAAAGGTCCACTCTGTAAACTTTTGAGGTAAATACAAACCTGCCCTAAGAGGTAATCGTAAGGCACGAAAGATGTTGGGAATATCCTTTGTTGTTAGGAACTTTTTAAACATTGACATAGCCTCGGCTTCCATCGAGTACTTATGTCCCCCACCATGTTTTACATAATCAATGTAATCCTCTGTTTTTAGATACTGAGAAGCATCCCAGGGACCAGAATGGAATATACTTTTATATCCCTTATACCAATTTCTTGGGTCTAAAATTGAGAATGGCCCCGTGTCTATAAACGCATGTTGAGCAACTACCATAATATGGAATAAAGGAATAGCGAATTTAATTGCTCTTACAAAATTATTTATCCCTCTAAATGTCCTTAGTATCTTACTATGAGTAACCTTATTCGTTGAGAGTAAATTATTTATCATTCTCCCTAAATCAGGGTCTACGAGGTAACCAGCGAAAGTGGGTTCACTTGTTTTATTACCCTTCCCTCCCAAAACAAATCCAACAGATACCCATTTTTTGTACTCCTCCGATACAATATCCTTATTCCCTTTTATAATAAACTTCTTATTCCCCTGTAACATAAGGTTCTCTCTTAACTTCAACATAGCAGCTCTTGTCGTAAGGGTAGATAATTCAGCCATTGCATTATTTATAGGATTCATATTCTTTAAAACTAAACCCTTACCAATGGCATCAGCGAATGTTTTGTATTTCTTTTTCTTAAGAGGCTTAACTGATGTTTTCCAAAAGTCATTTACAAATTGTTCAGCGGCTCCTTCTCTATACACTCCATAAAAATACGCCTTGTTATATTTAAGTTTCTTCCCGAATAACTTACTCCCTATGTCATAGATATTATCATATATATTTTGCATTACATCTACATAATGTTTTAAATGAGGATTCTCCTCAATAAATCCTTGTGCTTCTCTCTGTAATGCCTTCCCTTCATCCGTAGTTGGCTCACCTCGTGATGTATATAATACTAATAACTCCTCCTCGCTCAACTCTGAGAACTCCTTTCTTAAATCATCAACAGCCTTGTCTCCTATTGTAGATACAAGGAACCTCTGCTGTTCCGCCTCTGATGTATGAAAGGCTGTTATGACCTGAGCATAAATATCCTCACCTAGATTTTTCTTCGATATAACCAAGTTTGCAGGTCTTAAAATACCGAGGTTAAAATACTTTGAAACATGATACCATCTTTTGGCCTTCTCCTTTAACATCTGACCAGCACCAAATGATCTGTCAAAAAAGGATTTAATTTCAGGCGATAAGAAATATCTCTTAGGATGCCTTACTGTTGTCTCTTTGTACAAAGCATATATGTGATCCCTAAAAGACTCAAGAATAGGTCTTAATAAAGGATTCACCGTCCTTCCACTTTCAGCAAACTCAAGTCCCATATTTGCGAATTTCTCTTCTTGTGCAACCGTCCACTTACTATCCTTAACTCCCAGCAACTTCTCAATTTCAACAAGTTTAGTAGGAGATAAATCCCTTCTCCAAATATGAAACATTTCATGCAATGCTGTTGTTAAGTTAGGATTTGTTAATGCATGTATATCAGCACGACCATCTTTTAAAAAGCGAACAGCTCCTCTCTCCCCTTGATACAAGGGACCATGCCATAAGAACTGAACATCAAAACCTTCTACATTATCGAATTGTGTAAGGACTCTCTTTGGAACATCAGCCCCCTCCTGTATAGCCTCCCTTACCATTATCCTATAAAGGAACATTGAGTCGAAGTCATAATAGTTCTTATGATGACCTTTATATGCCATAGTATAGGCATTAATAACCGAATATCCTTCTTTTATGTAGTTTTCAAACCTATCTCGTAAGAGTACTATTGAACTTGGGTCTCGCCTTGACCTAAGCTCAACAGGAACATAATAACCCCTTTCTATATCTAGAAGGTGTTCTAACTCATGCCGTAATAAACCTACGTTAAAATCGCTTAGGCTATGCATTTGTTTAATTATAGTATTATCTAAGTTAATACCATGATACTTTATATGATCCCTGTCAAAGATACCAGCCGCCAATGCTGTATCAGAATAGTAAAGATCGCCCTTAGAATCCTCAAAGATGGAATATGCATCCCCACCATGATCCTTTTTACTTTTAACCTTAACCTCCTTTAAACCAAACACCTTCCTATAATAATCTATAATTATATACCCATCAGAACTACCTATTTTCTCTTTTACAAGTCTTCCGAGTTCTGAAGAACCTTTGTCTAGAAAATCATTTATTACTTTAATTGGATCTGTTTTTCTCTTTATATCCATTCCTAATTTTTTAAAGATATAATCGGTCCATTCTGGAAGGGTCATCTCATATTCCTTAGTAACCTTCCTGACGTTGATATTAGGGACGGGGAAGTTATAGGCGACAAGGAAACCTGGGACGGTCTTACTAACCTTAAACTTACTCTTCCTCAACTTCGCCCTCACCCCTTTAACATCAGGAAAGACCAACAAAACCTTATTATTACTTTTACCTAACCTCTTAACATAATCAAGGGCTTGTTCTACCTCTGCATCAGTTCTTGGGATTGAAACAAAGCTACCTCTACTTTTAGGGTCTATAAGAGATGTCAGGAGTATTTCAGGTGTAATTTCACTAGTAGCTCTTTCAAGATTTATTTCATTCAACAAAAGACTTACAGCATTATTAAATCCCTTTGTTGTATTGATCACCTTAGATGTCTGTAAAGCGAGTTCAGAAAGGATAATCTGAACCTCTGGATTACTTGCAATTTTACTAAAAGTCTCATGTAGTTCAGGCGGGAGATTTGTTTCTTTTAACTTCTCCCTAAAATCAAGCTCGTCAAAAGCACCTAAGTGTTTATCTTTCCAATAACCTTGATATACAAGACCCTGATCAATTTGAAATAGCCCATCCTTATCAAGGACAACCCCACCCTGATACAACGACCTCAACTTTTCATTATAATAATCATCCTCAGTTTTCCCTTTATTTTCCTTTACCCATTCCTTAACCCTTATCTTCTGCACAGCCTCCATAAGGAGAGACTCATCCTCCGTTAATCTAAAGGCAATCTCCATCCCTACTCGATAATTATCCTTTGTTATAAAGTCAAGTATCTTCTCATTCTTTGTAAAGAAGTCAGGATTTTCCCTTAGCATCTCCCTTATACCAAAGGCCAGCTTTTGAGTGTATTCTGTTCCCTTCTTTTTCTCAATTTCATCAACAAGTTCTGTAAACTTTTTCCTCTCCTTTTCTTGACTCTTTTCCGTCTTAGCATTAAAGACCCTAAATAATTGTACACCGAGTTCCATCTCATCCCTTGTTAAACTCTTCTTCTCCTTCCCTCCCTGATACAATGTAAGAGGGTTCTCACTATGAGCCTTCATTTTATCAATTAAATGATTAACCTTTGTTCTGTGTTTATACACCTTAGTCACAGGCCCTGCCATCTTAGCGCCAGCAAACCCTGTTCCCATAACAGCACCTGCAATACCTGATAATAAATAACGCTTTAAAGACTCCTTAGATGTAAGTATCCCTATCCTTTCCTTTAAAGAGGCATCCTTCTTCGGAATCGCATGACCGAAAAGGACAACAGTAGCCTCTTGTGCTGTCTCCTCAAGACCCTCTGTCAAAGCATTATAAAGTAACTCCTTTGTCAAAGGTTTAAAAATCTTCCTTCTAGGAATCTTCTTTATATAACCTCCTGACATTTGTCTAACTAAAGCCTTTCCTACTTTCTTATTAAGAATCTCCCTCCCCTTCTTACTTGTCTTTATGATCCTCCCCATTTGTAATTTCTCAATAAGGACATAAACACCACCACCCGCAGCGGAGAGGGGTAATGCAATATCATCACTTATACCATGTCTTTGTGTTTCCTCATAAACTTCATCTACACCCTTCCCATAAACCAAACCCAAACCTACAATAGGTGTCATCGCCGTTGCCATATATAAACCTGTTTCAAGACCCATACTAGGAAGCGCCTTAAAGAATCCTCCAACGCCTTCTCCCATGTGATACTTCCGACTTCTATTCTCAAGAGCATCATCATATAAATCATATACTGAAATACCAGCTTTATCAAGACTTTCTCCTATATAAGGAAGGTACTTCCCCATCCTTGTAACAAGACCAAGACCTCTCCCTAAGCCATAACTGAAATTAACGTATGTGTCGAATAACTCAACAGGCATGTTATACAACGACGACCCATGTTCAATCTGTTTTGCCTCCGGATATAACTCCTTCCCCTCCTCATCAGTTGGAACTAACCCCATCTTAGGACCTAATTTAATACTAGTAAAACCATGAACATTCTCAAGAACTTTCTTATATCTTTCTCTATACTGTTTCTTGGTTAAACCAAACTTCTTCAAAGCCTTTTCATAACCAAATATCTGCCCATAAGAGATAGGGACATCCTTGTAACTTCTATAAAGATGCTTAAACCTATCTAATTCATCTTTTTGCCCTGGTGTCCAATTAGCCCCATAAGGTAGGTTTGCAACCTTTAGATCTGTTTCATATAGGAGTTGATTCTTCAATGTCCTAGGCAAACCCGGAAGGTCTTCGTTATATGTTGGTATTAGTGTTGACATAATTACCTCTTTAGTATCCTTGTCTTTTAAAGGGTGAGACACCACCTACACTAAATGGTGAAGGAGAAGGTCTCCCCAATAAAATATCCCTCATCATCCCTTGTTGTCCATACCCTTCACCTCCCTCTATGGGGAATAATCTTTGGGGTTTTCCAAAAAGCTCCTCTCCTAACTTAACTCTTGGTGGAACTTCCAGGGGAGCTTCCCATTGTATTTCAGGCTCCTCACCCCTCATCAACTTCTCACCCATTATCACCTTCTCACGAGTCTTTGTTATTTCCGGTATTATATCCTTCGGACCTTCTTCATTAAAAGGCTTCTCCACACCTAAACCTTTTATAAGAGCCTCTGGATCACCCAAACCTGGATAGGCATCTCTCCACATCTTCCTAGCTACACTAAGTTCAACAGGATCTTTTACTCTTTTATAGCGTTCTCCCTTTTCATCAAGAACATCTATATAAGGAACTGCATCATATAACTTAAACCAAGCAACAAGTTCAGGGTGTTCCTCCTCAAAACCAGGCAGGAAAGAACGTTCTGCTGGACCTTTTTTACCTTCTTTCTCAAGCATCTTTCCCCTATAATCAGCTGTTAATTTAGCCTTCTCCTTGTCAAAAGCAAGGGCATCTTTTTGACCCTGTAATTGTGAAGCAAGGACATTTTTCCTATATTCTAATAAATCAACTTCCCTTTGCTCTCGTGCCTTCATCATTTCTCTTTGATGCTTTTGCTCCATTGCCTGTAAAGTTAATTGCATTGCGGGGAGGAACTTATCATCAGGTTTTTGTAATGGTAAATATTGTATTGCCATTTTATTCTCCTTTTACTAATTAAAGTAACTTCCAGCAGTGCTACCTATTTGTCCGCCAACCACAGTACCAGCAGGACCGCCAACAGCAGTTCCGATCAATGACCCTAGTACGCTACCAATTGTACTCCCCGTACCTCCTCCAACACTACCTGTTGTTTTACCTGTTGTCTTATCTTTATTAAAAAGACCAGATAACATATCTAATCCTCCACCTTCCAGGAAACCTGCTCCCATACCCATAGCCCCGCCGAGATAATCAGGTGAATAAGATGGAGCAGCATATAAATGAGATTGCCCCGTTAATCCAAGGCCGAGTTGTGCTATAGGATCAGCACCCATTGACCTAACCCATTCTAGATAAGGGGCTTGATAATCCATTAACTCTCTTTGATATAATGGATCCTCCGCTTGAAGCATACCACTTGCCTCCATTAAAGGTTGCATTGCGGCCTGTTGAGAGATAGGTACAGCTTGTAAAGCTCTCGCAAGAGCGCTTTCCCTTAACTGTGCCCTTAACATCTCATCTTCTCTCTGTGCTGTTGTCAACTGTTTAGTCATTTCAGTAGACATACCTTTTAATACATCAGCCTCTGCTGTTCCTTTCCTTGATGACCTCAACGCCCCACTTGACAAAAACGCCCTCTGTAATTGAGGTCTAATGTACTCCTCAAAAGCACTCATCATAGGTTGAGCCACAGCCCCCTTAAACCACTTTTCTGTTCTCTCTGGAGATATTTCAGTAGAGGGCTCTCCACTTAAAAGACGTTCTATAACAGCACTTCTGGAGGTACTAAACTCACCCGGTTGATACCCCTCAATTAACCCCTGTGCTTGTCTTGCTATTGTTGACATCCCTGGAGTCAACTGGCCGGGGTATAACTGATTCCACTTTCCCAGACGACTTGCTATGTACCCCTCCAACTGGTCCGCTGTCCTTGTTTGACCCGCTGTTAGACTGCTCCCTATGTCCATTTCCGATTTTCCCGCCATTTTCTTTCTCCTTATTCTCCTGAACACTTTCAAGGTAGTCAATGTCAAAGTCATCAGGTATTTTATAAGACACTATGCTTGATATTTCCTTAAAGTTCCATTTCCTTAAAACCGCATCCGTATTACGCTTTGTTTCTGCTCTTATCTCCATTCTTTTAAGAGAAGAAGCCCAAAGGTTTAGACGGAAGAATAGTTTCTGGGCAATTTTCTCTTTAACAGTTGGATCAACCCACACTTGCCAGAGGAAAACATGCTTATACCTAGGAGGAGCGGTTGCAAGAATAAACCCCTTTACATCCTCTCCATCCAAAGCAATACAGAGGAAAACTGATGGATTCCCTATAATTTCCTTAAGGTCTGTGACAAAGGACTCCATGTTATCATAACACTCATCCTTTATTAAATGACCTTTTATAAAGTCAATAGCTGATCTGTTCTGTCCTATTACAATTCGCATTTTCTAACTCCTTAAATTAAATAGTTCCATCAATACCAGTCTTTACAAAAGAAGCCATAGCCACAACCCTTAACTGAACTCGAGCAGCAAACGCAGCAACCCTTAACTGTAACTTACCTGATTCTGTGTTTAAAACCTCAACAAGGCAGTTATTACCAGAAAGAGCATTACCCCAAAAAGAGTAAAAGCTATCATCCTTCTGATCCCCTACCATACCAATAACAAAATTACTTGCATAAGCCCAATGCGCATCCTTAGCTCCTGCTGGAGTCCCAGCTACAGCCAAACCAGTTACTTGAATAAGTCTACCTCTCCAATCTCTATTATCAAGCTCAAATGTGCCCGTGCCTGTAACATCAACCCACTTTTCAATAGCAAACTCCCACATACTACCAAGTTCTGTTAGCTCTGTTGTAATAGACACTAAGTTCTCATCAGAGAGTATACTCCCAAGCCTTCTCAGGAACTCATGCAATGCCCTTAAATACCTATCAACCTCTGGAGAGACTCCCTCAGGGATTAACGGTAATGGTTCGCCAGCAATAAGTCTTTGTATAGATATACTCATCTCGGCGCTCCTTCCCTTAGCCAAACCCTTATGTTCCTTAACTCAAAACCTCCTGTTGTTGAATTATTCTGCACCTTTATCCTTAATTGCTTTGCATGAACGTCAAATTGATACTTTATATATCTCCATTTATCTTTTAAAATGTCATCCGATGACATTATATTTACAAAACCAGCACCCCCATCCGTTGAGTAAAACACCTCAACAGAATCCCCCTTCAACTCCATTTCACATTCCATCCACCTGCCGTAAGAGGACTTATAAGACTGCGGGACGGTAAAATCTTTTGTTTCAAAAAACGATTCAATAACCCCTCCATCATCATTTCTTTCTGTCTCATCGTGGAGGAATACATCCCCTTCTGTCGAACCAATTATTAAGGTCAAGAAACCTTCCTTCTCCGATGGATGCAACCAAGGACCATCCCACGTTTCCCAGGGTGTTCCTTCTCCCTCCGCTAAATTATCCCATGACAACAAAGCTGAATAACCCTGAAACCCTGCCATACATAGTATGTCTTTAGACATAGAGTACTTTGACCATACCCAATTACTCACTGATGTAAGGTCATAATCGAGAACAAAAGCCTTTGTTATCTTCCCTCCTGACCCTAAATGAGGATAAAAAAAGTAAACCCTTCTTCTAGGCACGTCATGATAAGCAAAGCTACGGCTTGCATACGTAGGGTCTAGATCACTAATATATTCCTTCTCAATAGGTCTACCTATCTCCCTTATACCCCGTGTCCCATCAAAGAGGAAGAAGTTGTTAGTAGATGCAAAGATGTGATAAGGCCCCAAGTTTACAACAGACTTACCTGATATCAAATGAGAATCATGTATACGTAAGTCAAAGGCAAAGACAGCTTCACTCCCTGTATAAGCACATGTCATTATACTATTTGTTGAGTATATAACAAGCCTATCCCCTAGGGGTTCAAGCCTAACTATCTCACCATCAAGGTCGGTTAAATCAGCATCCCCTGAATCCCCAGTTGTCCAATTTGTAATATCTCCAATATCACTCCAAGCGAAACCATGAGAGTTATAAACAGAATCCACGCTAAAGTTTGCAGCAATGGCCATCTCCATGAAAGTAGCAACACATTTAACATAATCAACATCTACATCAAGAACTTTAAACTCCGTAACATAAGCATCACTACTGTTCCAAAGAACAGGTATATCCTTCCCATTTGACATAAAGGTTTCTGTAACATCGAGATTAGCCCCACTCCATAGCCTAGCTGATGTAAAAGCATCATCCTTATCTCCTGTCCACCTAGACGACTTCGCACTTATGTTATAAACGTAAAGAAAACACTCTCCCTTATCAACAGCACCCCAAAATCCATGATTTTCGACTGCATTTAAGTTTGCAAATGTTGACTCACCCTCAGCGTTTGGAGTTAAAGTTAAGTAATACCACGTATTTGCATCACAAGCAGGAATATCAAAAACCGCAAAACCTTCCTCTGGAGCTTTCTCAAAAGTTTCACTCTCCGTTATAACATACTGGACATTCCCAACACCCAAAGCAATACTAGACCTAAACCAAAAAGAGATTGCAACAGCATCAGTTAAATCCAAAGGAGCAGCATGCTCATTAACATAAGCAAGAGCGCCCGTTTCAAAATCAGCCCAAACAGCAATCTTAAAATTCATATCCCCAAGTTTTACTATGGTTTCCTCGTCCTCATCATGGAGAGTAATATTATCACCCGGATCAGTCCAACCTGTCTTACCTTCACATTTACTTAAAGTAAGAACATCTGAAATACAAACCCATTCATCAGACCCTGAATCGTACCTATAAAACTCCCTCGTTGTTATTGCAAGTAAATGTAAATCACCATCCGTATCCTCATGTTGTACTAGCCCAATTATAGGATGTTCTGTGACTGTTGACAATAAATCCCCTGCGCCAAAACCCACATACCCCAGTCTCTTCTTAACAACACCCTGCTCAAAGAACACATTCTTACAACTTGGACTAAACCTCGGGTCTAAAGCAGTAGACGGAGATGAACTATCCAATCCCATTAAGGGATACTTTGTTTCACTTGGAATGAATAGTCCTTTGCTTCTCATTAATCAGCAACCTTCCAGAGAGCAATAGCTCCATAAAGCTCCTGTCCGAAACCAGCTTTAACACCTAAACCGTTTGTTGCTTGAGCAGTGCCTACTCGATACTCTAACCTCACATTCTGTGCCTCATCAAGAGTAAACTCTCCTTCTAAATGAGCCACAACTGAACTGCTTGAGGTACCATGAGCATAAGCATTACCACCTTGTAACTCAATAGAACCCCCACCAGAGGAATTATATAGTCTAATCCTAACTGCTTTACAAGCAAAGAAAGTGTGCCATGCTCTTATGACATAAGTTCCTGCTTGAAGAGTAATCGCCTTATCGCTTTCAGCCAAAACCCCATCACTTCCCTCATCCTGAACCTCTGCCCAGCCTTCGAAAAGCTGCCAATTTACCCCATCAAGAACAGCAGCTCCACCATCTACTCCACTATTCTCTCTATCCTCATATAACATATATAAAGGATAAGCCCTTCCCCCTCCAGCCGCATCAGCATGATCATGTGTCATGTTAGTTAAATCAGCAATTGTCGGAGTTACTATTGTAGGAGATTCCTCCAAGTCCGTCCCAAGGACACTGTTGGCAACATAATCACCAGCTTTAACAAGGGTCCACGTTGAATGTATATAAACGTATATAGCTCCTGTGTCAGTTCTATACCATAACCTACCATTATCAGCAGAGGTTAAAGAATCTCCATTTGGTCGTTCTGTAGGTACACTCTCCTCTGCTCCTGTCTCATAATAAGAGAAAGCCGACCCTGCAACATGTTCCCCTCCAGCACCCCCCGTTGCCAAGGTAGCATGTTCCTTACTCATTCGAGTCCCAACACCCTCCCTTAAATACCTTATTTCAGACGCCCCACTCCCTGCATCCTCTGCATTTGTAGGAGAATCCACATCCCATGCACCAGCACTACCATTAGCCATGTTGTAACCCCTTAAATGGATTATATATAGACCTATTATCTACACTATAATCAGACCTTGGTTTAAACTTCCTAGCAGGATTCTTCCTATCTGATCTTATTGCCCCCATTAAACTTATTTCATACTTCTTCTCATATACCCTTGCTGAATCAAATAACTCAACAGAATCAAGGGCATACATTGAGGCATAATAGATTAAACATCTATCCACACCATTTATAGGACATGTCGTGTCGTCATCCCCATCCTCAAACACTCTAACAGTATCAGTTATATGTCATATAGATAGAATAACTATCATTTGAATAAGGGATAAAATAAAGAGACCCCCCCTCGACAAACCCAAGGTAAGGTGTCCCTGTACTATCCTCTGATGGATTAGGATAATTTGTTCTAACAAACTCACTTGATCTTATTGTAATCGGATAAGATGATGTCCCATCAATTAGCCGGGCCTCAATTAGTTTATCGAAGTTTGTTGGTAACGTTACGCTTCCATCATCCTCGATAATACTTGTATCCTGCAAGGCAAGGTCGTTCCAAACATGACGATCCTTTATATCCTCCAAGGCAATATCTAAACCTAATAAGATAACATCATCCTTATCGATTCGCCCTAATATATCTTGTACAGCAGAGACTAATTGTAAACGTGTTCTGGACATTTAAAAACTCCTTAGTCAACAACCTTTGTCCAGGTAGTCGTAAGCGATCCTACATTATGACAGACAGCAGAGGCCATGTAAATATCCCCAACACCCGCCGCTGTTCCCACCCAACAAAGATCACCTACGTTGTTAGCAATCTCTTCATCATTAGTTGGAGCATCAGTATTACTACAAAGTTTCATTAAGAAGTCTTTTTCCACAACCCTATCCGTTTGCTCGGTCTCTGCTGTCGCTGTAACAAGCTGGAGTTTCTTTAACATCGTTCTCCAAATTGCTTTACGATCCCCATACGTTAAAGTATTCTCAGCCATTTTTATTTCTCCTTTTCTTTATCTGAAAAATCTATCGTATCACTTAGAAGAGCAGTATCCGGTACACCCTCAAACTTAAAAATCTTCTTATACTTAAACTTCTTTACTAAAGGAGCTAAGTTAGGTGTTTCAACATCATGTAGAACGATGATGTCAGTAATTGTCCGTAAAGCACCTATAAAACGCACTCTATCTTTATAAAGACACTGTCCCTTCTTATCAAACTCAAGTTCAAAATCATCACAGTCTACAAAGACAATAGACCATCTTTCACCATCTTTTATAACAGGAAGGATTTGCTCAACACTTAGATAATGTCTAATTTGATGATTCTCTTTTATCAGAACGGCAGCATTTAATAAATATTTTTCGTTTCTTTCCAAGCTCAAGACATATCTTTTAGTTGCGTTCGTGAGTTCATGAAAAAGCGGGGTAGATGCATGTCCCGTTCCAATTTCAAGTATCCTACCTTCTGTCTTAAAAATCGCAGTCGTCAAAGCAGGTAAGTGACTTCCATAAATCCAGTATTGAGACTTATCCATTTTCTTTCTCCTTTTTCGAGTAAAATTCGTTTTCTATAACCTCAGCCCTAAGTTTAGTAGCATCCTTATCCCAGTAAACTTGTCTTGGTCCTACATGACCACATCTTATATCAGCATCACCTAAGACAATACCATGCCTTTCATCTATTTGTTTATAGAAAGTAACATCATCTGTTATGATTGTCCCTCCCTGCACCTCATTCTTGGTATGCTGAAAATAGGGCTTTAATAGATTCTTCTGCACCCAAACCCAATCAATTAAAGCACAGCCCAAACCAGTATATTTAATAACATGGATACCTGTCTTAGCATCTACATTAGCTACAAGAGGTGATATGTCAAGAATAGGATCAGGAACTTTACTAGCCCACACCGAGGTCCAAGGATACCCTCGCCTTATGTAATAGCCACTTACAACAGCAGGTTTCTCTCTTACCATCGTGCGAAACAACCTTAAAAACGCTCCTGCTGGAATAACTGTATCAGCATCTACGAACATTAAAAGGTCGCACTGCTTCTTCGTTGCTACCTCTGCAACAGCAATACGAGCATTATCGTGCGGCATTATTCCATTTGGAGTAATAATTACGATGTCAGCAACTCTACCTATTTCATAAGCAACATTCAGAAAAGAATCAAAGGCCTCTCCTGGTATTGAGTCAATAAAAGGTATTCCCAATCCTATTCTTAACATTTTATTCTCCCTAAATTAAATTAAATCAGTCGAAACAGTTTATCCTAACAGGCCGAGCTGTACTAACTGTTCCAGTGGACAAGACTGCTTGCATTTGGATGTTCCGCTTATATGAAGGCTGTGTAGCTGCATCATTAGTCATATATGCTGTTGACATCGCAGTACCCGTAGCGTTTACAGCTTTCAAATAATAACCTGCAGCATACGTTGTTGTTTCTGTCTCACCAGAGACATAACAAGCCGCATTATAGCCTTGGATTTGAATCCAGCCAAATCCTAATGTAGGAATAGCTGAAATACAAACACCAGCTAAGAAACCTAGGTTTGCTGTGAGAGCCACGGAGACCTTCTGCAACGCCGTGGTAGTATCAGCCCACTCATGGACAACAGGGACACCAACAGCGAGAGCATAAGCCTCATTATTCTTCACCCACCGATAAACCTTCCCATCATTGTCAAACCTAATAGAACCCACACCCTCGACGTCCCCTTGAGCAGCCGTCCTAGTATCGGTTAAATCAGTCACAAAGAGACTTTTAAGTCCCGAATTAGTAGCCATTTTCTATCTCCTTTTCCTAACAATGTCATTATGACATCTGTATAACTTATGTAAGGTACAAACTACCCTGACGACGAAGCGAACTACAAGCAGTTTCAAGAGCGCACATAATATGTGCAATTCTCGTCGGCTGATTATAAATCGGCTTCCATTCAGTCATTTCAAACCACAGTTGTGGGTCGTATACAACATCGATGTAGTCAGTGTTCAGAAACTTCATATACCCAGCGGTGATATCACTAGACCAGATAAGAGGTTTTCCTCTAAACCTTAACACATCGAACCCCAAGTCGGCCAACTTTGTAGAAGCATCCTTAACAATCTGGACCTTATCCTGGACAAACTCTGCGTACAGTTCATGTATGGCTTGTGTTGTGATGATAAGTTTCGGAACCTCATCAGCAAAGTTACCCGAACAAGTATTGTAGATGTTGTTCATACTTGTGATTAGATTAACTTCCATTGGAGCTATTCCCGCTTTAACCTGATGCCTCCACCAAGCGTTATTCTTATCAATCTTACCTAGAGTACTAGTACCTGTAGACGCATACGTAGTCGCTGGAGCTTCTCCTGCGTTATCAGGCACAATATTCATAAGCCCACCGACTGCATTTGACGTCTCAAGTATACTCTCCGTATTCGTCATGCTCCCTTCCGTTTTCTGTTTAAGAGCATTCCGGGCCGCATTCAACTTAGTCGTAACAAGACTTTTAATCTTATTAGGACCATTATTCTTCTGATCGTCCATAATAGATCGTTGTACATGAACAGCAAGATACTTCCACGTATAACGAGCCATTGTTTCAATGTCATCCTCCCCTGACGGGAGGGTAGACGTTTTCGTCACATCCTCTGCTGTCTTTTCCCCGTATGAGACTGTTCTCGTAATAAACTCACCACCGACTTGGGTTTTAAAACAACCCATCTCTCGAAGTGCAGCAACAATAGGTGTCGCACTTAAGATATTGTCAATAGCTTTTTTCCTGATCTCAAACCAGGTATGGGTAAAGGCATCATCGATTGTCCGTGTTAAACTCGGAACTGCCATTTTTATCTCCTTTATCCTGTGTTAAAATCTTGACCCTCAAGGGCTTTCTCTAACAATGCATCCATTCCTTGTTTGCCAAGATACTCTGTTTTATCATCATCAAACAAACCCTTTGTTGACGTCTGACCTGTTGGTTTTTCCGTATCTGTATTATCCTGTTTTTTCTTACCTTCCACACGTCTTTTCGCAAGAAGGTAAAGTTCTTCAACAGTTAAGCCAGGGTTTTGTCTATTTAATTCAACTATCTGTTCCTTATATTTATCGAAATCTGGAGCAGCCTTTCGTACATCTACGACTTCCCTTTGTATTCTCTCCGTTTCGGTCTGTTGTACAAACTTCTGAACACCAGATATGTCTCCCTTAACACCCTTTAATTTCTTATCCAATAAGTCACTAATTGTCTTTGTAACATTCCCTGTTGCAAGTTCAAGTAATTCTTTATTGGATAAATCCTCAAGACTTTTATCCTTCCCCTCATCATCCTTGAAAGATGGTAATTCGAAAAGGCCATCTTCGTTATCCTTCTCTTTAGAAGAAATCACAATCTCATTTCCCTTCCGCTTTGCCTCAAGAACCTTTTGAATATCAGGATCACGCATTAGTTGATTTAATGCTTCAACTCGGTTAATCTTGTCATCCTGTTGGGAAAACCTTTTTTCCAAATTGGCTTCTGCCATGTCTTTTAAAGTTCCATTTTCATCCTTATCATCCTTATCATCCTGCATAACGTCTTTCTTCACATCATCAGCAATACTCTTAAAGCTATCCAAATCGTCTAAATTACGACTTTCCATCTGACTTCTCCTTCTTTATATCAACCTTTTCTTTTCTCTTATTAACATCATCCTTAGGCTTTAACCTAAGTGTCCTAATATAAACACCATACTTAACACGTAATGCTCGAACTGCTATATTAAACTCCCTTCTATTTATAGGATCATTTAACGCAGTCTCAAGGTCAACATCCCATTGACCATCTTTTAAAGTTAAAATTATCTTTTTCATTTTACAATGCTCCGCTATGTAAACCATGCTTATTACAATAATCCTTTAAACTCTTTCGAGTTTCAAACGTCTTAGGTTGTCCGTGTTCGACATCTATATGGTTAAGTGTAACAGGTTTCCATGTATTATCATGAAATGTTGAGTACATCCTGCACATTTCGCCTTCACACCGAGGACACTTAACCTCCACCGGCTTCACCGGAACTACTCTGTGGAACTTTTCCACCACCTTGTTGCATCTCTTGCATCGGTACTCGTAGATTGGCATTTTGCCCTCCTGTAAATAAACTCCCAATATCCTTTGAACCCAAAGCTTGAGCTAAATATCCCCTTAACTTCATCTGATCAACAGTGGGGTCTTGAGATAACATTTGATATAGCATCATAGCTTCTTGTTTCCTACTCCCTTGTGTAGGAGGTTGTTCATCAGAGAATGATATTTCATAAGAATATTCTCCAATAATATCCTGCGCAGTATAGGAAACCCATTGTTGCGCACCATCTTCTCCAACAATAGGAATAACCCTATCTCCTGTCCAGTATTTAAAGATGATTTGATTTATCTTTCTAAACATCTCAATATACATTCGACGAAGAGCAATGAACTTCCTACCTACCCGTCTCATCGCTGAACGTTCAACAGTCATTGCTTCGGTTGCTGTCCGTCTACCTGATGCCTCAAACTCTCCTGCTTGATTCCTTGAAAAGCCCATTATCTCCCTTGCATTACGTCTAACTGATTCAGCATCCTGATATAGACTTAGGTTATTATGTGCCCCGAACATTGCAACTGCCTTTTGTAAGTCAAAACCTGCATTAACCTTAACACCTAGACCAACTTCGTCACTTAGAATATTCTCAAGTTGATCATCGTCAATCGCACCCTCTTGATATAATAGCTTAACAACAGCAAGTCTCCTTTGTTTTGACGCTTGTATTGAAATATCTGCGAGTTCTGCTTGATGAAACCGTAAGTAATAAGCACTTGGGGTTGTCCAAAAAGCTTTCGTTACAGGGACAAAACCAAGAGATGTAAAGGGTAAACCTTCTATTTGCAAAGGATCATTTGCGTGCCTTAAAAACTTATCATGTCCTGTTGCAATAGCATATATTTTACCTGTTCTCTTATCCCTAATCTCCCATATTTCAACAAATGAGGCTTCTTTCCCCTCTCCCGTCGCCATTGCAACCGTTTCTCCAACCCTATAAGGTTTTTGAACTGTTTCATAGGAATTAAGGAAATCCTGCATTGATACTGTGGGTTCTAGGTCTCTTAAACCCAAGTACTTCCTATCTCCCTTAACATCATCGATATGTCTAACAACCCGATGAGCAATCCAAGGGGCATCTTTTAAATACCGTGTCCCCCAAGGAACAATTATATCATGAGGTAATACACTTTGCACCCAAGGCATTCCGGGCCGTGTTCCCTTATATTCAATCCTATTACCCCCTTTATTAAACATACTTAGGGTCGCACCGAGGCCCTCGGAGAAGTCTAAATCCGGGTCATAACCAAACTCACTATCATACCCAATCTTTATCATGGCACGTGAGTAGAGATAACAATGTGTTATCATATCTTCAACTTGAGCTGGTATATCTAATTCAGTCAATAACCAATTATCAATAGCTTCAACGACCCTTGCCCCCTCAACATGTTTTAAATGTAAAGGTTTAACTGTAATCCGAGGGTATGGGACGGATAAGGCTGATATAAGGGAATCACCTGTTGAATAGATAATATTAGGCCCTTTCTCTATAATATGACCTTCATCACCCTCCGGCGACTTGGAAAAGAACATATCTTCTAAAGAAGCCCAATAGTCCTCCATACCATATTTTCTACGATACTCAAGACCCTTATCGAGTTCAGTTACCCATTCAGATACTTTTAATTCTTTCTTTCTTACCGTTTTTTAGTCCTCTTCTTTTTAATCTTCTTTAATGTCCCATAGACATAAGCATCTTTCCGTTTACCCTTTAACTTCAATTTCCTTGCCTGTCTTTCCAGTTTTTCATGGAGTACTTTTGGCATCCTTTAACCCCGTAATTATATGATCCTTGCGTATGTTATCAACCTTAACACCACCTCCGAAGATTGATCCAGCAATACCTAACCCAAACATAAGAATATCACCATAAGGTCCGGTGTGTTGGTTTAAGAGAATAGAAGCAGCTTGAAGAGCCTTTGTAATGATAGCTCTTTTCCTCTCTAAATCAGCAAAAGCTGGACCTGTTTTGATAGGAAGTAGTTCTATTTCTTTTTCAATCTCTGTAAGGTCTTTTGTTAATTCCACCTCCTCAATCTTTACTTCGGCAACTAGCTCCTCTGTTGTTACCTCCTTACCCGTCAAGGGACTTTTCGTTTTCGGCACGCATCCTACTGTGTAAAACAAGATAACAAAACCAAGGATAATCGCTAGAAAAGTATAACGATTATGATCAATCTTATTCAAAAACACATGTAGTAAATCTTTCATTCTTAAATCTCCTTTACTTTAAAGCTAATGGTAATAAGACAACAACAGCACTTGTTAGTATCGTAATTACAATCGTGATAAACCATGTTGGACGATGTAATAGTAAGTCACGAACTTCTCCAATTACCTTGGATAAGCGTTCAAGTTCCTCTCTTAACAATTCCATTTCCCTGTCATGACTATTTAACCTTTCAATAACTCCACTATGTTTTGGACAGTCTGGCATGTTATTTCCTTTCCTGTTAGTAAAACGACGGTTCTATTATTTGACATTTATTAGCATTTACTCTTGCACTTGCACTTGAGGCTTGAACAGAAAGTTCAACTTCTATATA